CGAACATCGTCGCTCATTTCAGTCTCTTCAACTTCTTTCGCTTTAATCGAAACGATTTTTCCATCCAAGACCTCGATAGTTGTCTCGTCCTCTAGAATGTGGATGCCGTCCGGAGCAGGTACTGGTTCGCCACCTTCAGCAGGTAGAATGAACACCTCTACGCCTTCTGCAAATTCTTCCGCAGGAGTTGCAACTACAACGCCGTCTTTTGTTTTGGTTTCTGCCATCATCTTAACTTCAACTTGAACGCCAACGCGAAAAGATGCGCCTGCCTTCTCAAGGAGAGTGTTGATGCCAGTTACAATTTTGTTACTGTTCATTGTGTTGATTTTGTTTTACACACTATAAATAGAATGGATACCCTACAAATACAATTAACTTATTAACACTAATGTGCTTGAAAACAAAAAGGGCAAGCCGTTGCTCACCCTATTTGTAACAAATAAAACTTGATTCAATGAAAACATCCGTGAATACGGAAACCTTAGAAGTGCAAATGTATTACAAATTTGCCTTAATGATATTATCGATTTCAGATAAAATTTTCTGTTCTGTGCTGCAAAGATTTTCGATGGCATCAAATAAACCCTCGATACTAAAACCTTTTACTTCTCCGTTTTTAACTTGCGCCCACACATCATCATTGTCAACTTTATTGCCTACTATCCAAGAGCCTATTGGCGCGTCGATTCCGAGTTTAGAAGATTTATCCTCTTCAAATTCTCTAATCCAAGACTCAACAACTGTGCATCCCGCCACCTTAATCTCGTGCTGCAATGTGTGTTCACGTTGGTTGCCTTGTTTTAAATAAGCGTATGCCGCAGCTCTGATTGTTTCTTTTGAAAACTTAATGAAGTACTCCTCTCCGGTTAATTGGTCAATTCGCGGGATTAGTTTGTCTGGTATAAGTACCGCGCCGTAAACCATCCTGCGCTCTTCGTCAATTGACTCTAACTTTATTTCGTGCTTGGACAAATGAATGAAATTAATTTCTATTGCGGGATCGGTGACAAACGAAATTGCGTAAACACCGAAGTTCCCGTCCTCATCCATTAACATCTCTTTTACTTTTCTTTTTTCCATTGTTATAATGTTGATTGGTCTCTGATTCTTTCTTGAGCATTTAATTCATCACTCACATCACCGCCTAGAACGTATGCTTGTACCGGTGGCGGTTGGTTACCTTGTTGCCCTAAAAATGATGGATTCAATGCGCTAAATTGCGGGTTAGAGGCCGTGTCGACTGCTCCTCCTCCCCCATTTCCGATAGATGGTGTGCCGCCACCACCGGTATCACCACCACTCCCACCGCTTGGTTCAAATTTTGTTTTAGCTATTCGGACAACATTCGCCAAACCTGCGGCAGTTGCGATGGATGCTGCGGCTATTCTTAATCCTATGCCCCCAGGCTGAGAGGCAAAAGCTGCGGTCGCCCCCAAGAATGTGTTTTGTAGTGCCTGCGCTAAGGATAACGCTTTATTTATATTGAATTGTCGTCGAGCAGATTTCTCATTATTCGCCTCAAATAAATCATTGATAGCGATAAGAGCATCAATAGCGTTGTTAGACAATTCTATTTTTTGGGCAACCTCTTGGCGTTTTCTTTCTGATTCTTTCTTTGCAGCATCATCATTTATTTTATCTACCTCTTTTTGGTTTGCCTCCGCTAATTGTTTTAAAAGTTCCGCGTTCCCGTGTGCTTGTTTTCTGAGTTCTATGTATTTCGCGTCAACTGCTGCGATTTCTTTCTCTGTCTCGTCTTGAATTAACGCGATTCTCAAATCACGTTGGTCAGCGAGCATTTGTGTTCTTTTCTCTTCACTTGCTTTCTCAGCGGCTAACTTTTGATCCTCTAAGTTTTGAAGTAATTCATTTATTTTTTCTGCGCTTGACCTTTTGGCTAACGCTAAATTTCTTTCGTTTTCTAATCGTTTTTTAAGCTCGTCGTCTGCTATCTTTTTTCTCTCTTCTGCTCCTTGCTTCTCTATATTATTCAACGCGATTTGGTAACCCGCTTGCTGATTTTCTAAGTCGCGAATAGCTTTAGCGTTTTCGATTTTTGTTTTTTCTGCATTTGCTAAAAGTTCCTCTGGATTAAAAGCGAGTTCAGCAACTGATTTTAAAGCACCTTGAAAACCCTCAACCAATCTAAAGTCTTGTCCGAGCGCATCACCTACCAAATCAATTTGAGTTAAAAGGGCGCGTATGGGAATTGCGATAAACTCTAAAATACCCGCAAGAATGTCTCTGTTTCTTTTCGCGGCTTCAATTTGAGCCATCGTTATTTGTTCTTGCAACGCTTGTTGACTTTTCAATGATGAAATCAACTCTTTGGTCTGCGCCTGCTTGATTTTTAAGATGTCCTTTTCGGTGAGTCCCTGCAGTTTTAAAATGTTTTCCTGCGCGGTCGTAGCTTCCAATTGATTCCTCGCCTCTTGCGTTAACTTCTCTTGATTAACTAACGCTTGCGACAACTCAACAGATACGCCACTGATAGCCGCATCTACTGACGGCAATAATTTCAAAAGCGTATCAAAATTCATAATGATAGCCGTCACCGCTGCCGCTAATAAGAAAATCGGATTTGCAAGCAGTGCGCGACCAAGCGCAATCATTGATTTACCGAATGAGCCTAACTCCGCCCCTAGCGTTTTAAAGTCAACTCCTTTGACGTTTGCCGCGAGTGCCTTAACGCTTTCAGCCGCACCTCCGAAATCGAGAGAGCCGAGTTTGGATGTAAGTAAGGATGCGTTATTTCCAAGACGTTCAAATGCAGGTCCAGCATTCGCGTTGACCGCTTCACTTGCATTCTTTATTTGGTCTTTAACCTCTCCCGCTTTTTGAGATAATTCCACAAATTTCTCACTCGCGGGATCAAGCGTTTGCAACTCTTGTTGGAGAGTTCGTAACTGTGTCTTTAAATTAGTTACCGAACCAACACCTTCGTTGATTGCTTCTGTCGCTTTGTCGAGGTCTCCTACCCCCGTAACTTTTATGTCTATGTTGGTTGTAGCCATTACATAAATAGATAATAAATAACACCAATTATTCCAATGTACCAAACTGATTTAACTGATCGGTACTTCCATTTATCACGCAGCTTGTTTGAGCCTTGCGCGAATCGACACCAAACACTCCCGCCCTTCGCTTCGGTATTAGAGTAGATGTCGATAACTGTTGTAATGCACTGCATTGCTTTTAATCTTTCCTCGTTTGTCATATAACTTGTGTGTATTGAAGAGTCGCGCTTATTCTTACGTCATTAAATGGATAACCAGATGCTCCGCTACTATTAACCTTAAACCCGTGAACACTTGTATCCGTTATCGTGTCGATGTTCAAAGATAGTGTATTGAAGTCCCCCGATTGAAATAACGTTGTGACTGAGCTTGCGGCAGTGGTAGTGTCTTTAGATAATCTAAATGCGAAAATAGCACTATGCATATCACCACTTGGATTAATCGCGGTCACGTTCATCGTACACACCCACACGCTAAGATTTGGAATGGCTAGTTTTTCTCCATTAAATAGAATTACAATTCCGTCATTAGATGCCGTATAATCACCCTCTCCCTCAGCAATCATTAAACCGCCCTGCGCTCTACCAATAACACTACTATTTAAGCCGTAATGCATTCCATTGGCAACCGCCTTGACTCCATTACCGGACACGAGTGTCACTCCTGCTAAATCACTTATCTCATTTGAGTTTCCAAAAATAGATGAGTTACCGCTTTTCGTTCCAATCAAGTTGTTGGATCCGTTAACAAAAGTGTTATCACTGCTACCATCAATCGAATTGTTGAATCCTTTTGATAGCGTGGAAGTGACTTGCGCGGGGGATGGGATTGAAATTCTCTCATTGCCTCCGAGTAACGCAGAAAAGCACTCGCCTCTATCACTATCCCATTTATAGCCGTAACGAGTGCAGCAAGTTTCCGAACCATCAGATGGTTCTCCTGCCCCATCCTCAAAATTAACTTTTCCTCCTAATGTGATGGATACGGGTATATATTCACAATCACGAATCTCGCCAACAAGTTTTGCGAGCTTGACAAATGTCAACTGCTCTTGACCTACGAAATAACTACCGATTTCAAGCAACCTCCAGTAACTATCTTTTATATAAATCTTGTCTTTAAATTGGATGTTTCTAAAATCGGACAGAGATAGTTTAAAATACGCCTCCATTATTCTCGCTTCAGTCGAATAAATTTCGTTGAAAGAACGAGAGTAGTAAAGTTGATAAGCGTTATTAAATGGATTTGCGTTAATGACTTGTAGTGCCGTTTCCGCAGAAAAATTTAAATCGTAATCAGTAAGCGTTGGAAGTGTTGCTGAGTAGTGTGATAAAATTGACACCTCTGTCAACTCGCCTTCCTCGGTCGTTTCATTAAATAGCGCGATGACGGCACTACCTGCGTTGTAAAGCATTCGTGGACCAGGCACAACATAAGTACCCGTCTCGCTTATAAACTTTGGAACGGGTATGTTTGTCCCTTCGATTTCATTGCAAGGGGTTGATCGCAGTTGTAACTCAACTCGTTTATCTCCCGTTGCGAAATCGTTGGTTGTGTTGTTTATTTCCTTTTGTCCATACACGCGGCTACCCTGCTCAGTAAATATTTGCGACAAGTATTCGCCTCCTGCGGTGTATGTAAATTTCAGATTTTTATTTTGCACCTCGGCAGTTGAGTAGACGACAACGTCTTTATCTCCAACGTGCAATTTATGCGTCCAATCTTTTGTGTCTCCGCTGCCTATATATGTACTGAAAGGCTCAACATTTATTTTCTTTGGCTCGTTTTGGTCGGGTATTAAAACAAGATAGTGCAACTTTATTATATCACGAATAAAGTCCTCTTGCTTATAATCCGGAGCGTTTGCAGGCAAGTTAACTGTTGCTGATTGCAATGGTGTTGATGTGGTAACAAGTTCAAAGCCACTTGCCTCGTCAATCGTCCATTCGCCTCCGCTAAAAGGGGGGATAATCCCTCGCAAACCTACCTCATCCCCTTCATTTAGTAGATAGGTCTTGGTGAACTGGAATGTAAAATAGGTGTTGTCCTCACTTACAATGGTGCTATAAACACTCGTGCCGTCAACCGCTATGTGTGTTTCTCCATTTGTAGGATTGACTAATCGAAAACCGATTGAGTCAGATGATCCACCTATCGTTGTTTTTTTTATTTTTATCAAAACTCGAAAAGTGAAGTTGGCGTAATAAGGCGCAGTGAACACGCCTCCTGCTACATTTCCACCATTATCAAATAATTCGTTAAATCCGCTTGCGCTATTTAGGTTAATAGTAGTTCCCGCTAATTGGTCAAAAGTGTACGGGGAAGTATTAGTGACGGCAAATGTGATTGACTCTGGTGACTCCGTTGTTTTGACTGCTTGCGAGTTGTTAAATACAATCCAATAGTCATTTAATGTGTTGTCGATAAATGACGAGTTGTAGGTAAATCCTGCATCGGAAAATATTTCGCGCCATAAATACAAAGCGTTGACTGCAGGGGTTAAATCTCCAACAAATAGCGGAGATGTTGTGTTGAATATGGGACGACCAACGCTTGTTTCCTCCCCTTCACTAAATTTTTGTCCGCGTTCAATAAGCGTCCAAAGAGTGTTGGCAGGTGGAGATAAAACATTGTCGCGAGTCATCTCGTGGTTCAAGTCCGAAAGATTAGACAAGTCAGCGATTTTCTTTTCTTTGATCGTGGCAATAAGACTTGGTGTGTCCGCGAAAAATATAAGTTCTAATTCATCGTCTACTCCGTTTTGCTTACGAACTATTTTTTTTATCTGACAATAGCCGTTGTAAATGTTCACGCTACCGACACACAACTCTGCGTCTATTTTTGTAAATAAGTCAAATGTGTTATTGTTCACGTTAGCCACTTGCCCAAAAAATTCCACGTTCGTTGGGGTTAGTGGTATACGGAATGTCTGCGAAAAACTCCCGCGACTTTCAAACGTTTCGATGTCACTGAATAATTTATTTACTGCGATTCCGTCATTTTCGAAAGTGTCGAGAATAACGGATTTTGAATCGCGTGACAATTTTATAAATACGTCGCTCATTAGTAGTAGAAATTTTCGTTGGAGTATCTGAGTCTGAAAGTTACGCGTGACAGTTTTCCATTGCGCTCTCTTCTTTCAGTAAAGCTATTGGTGTCAACCACAACTGGTGTTGCATATCCATCATCATTAATTATCCAAACATAACGCGAACGAACGAGATTAGATAATAATCGGTATTCGCCCTCTTGTATCCAGTCAGATGTGATGTCTAGATAAGTTGTTGGTGATACCGATGTTTCGGTGAGTCCACGATCAGATGTGGCAAATGTGAATCCACTAGATGCGTCGCCATAGTTGCCGATTATTTTTTTAATTCTTTTGCGTTCTACATCAACAGATTTCTGAGACACTTTACTGAAATTAAAAAAGTCAAAACCACCTTTGATTGGTGACCACCAACATAGTCGAACATTTTCATAGATACAATCGTCCTCGACTGGGTAGAAAACATAAAGTGCGCTTCTGACAATGGTTAATTCTGAGTCCTCAAACAGTTGAACAGAGTACCATTGCCAATCAGTAAAATTCTTTGGTATGACGGGGCTATAAGTGCCAACATTTAAATTAGCGGGATAAGCAGGGATGTGCGCCATCAATTTAGTCGCTCCCCCTCCCGATAAAGTCGTTGATTGTTCAACTGTTGTCCCGTCCGATTTTTTCAGAACGTATTTAACGTACAAGCCTCCCGCGTCATAACTACCCCCGATGCCGCTAACCACATTTAGTACACCCCAATCGTTTTCGCTTTTACGCGTTGGAATAGCGACATAATACTGTCCGCCTAAATTAGTGATGTCGTTTAAGTAAGTATCGGGCAAATGAGTCGTTGTATTTCTATCGCCCATCATTAGTGACGTGCTAACTACGTTGAATGGTGCTATTGGTTTAAATCCATAATCGTTTTCTGGATTTGGTCGATAGCCATCTGAAATGTTGTAGGACGCAGGGATTAAATAGGTTCCTGCAGATGAACCATTTACATAAACCGCACTACCTTCGTCAATGGTCAACACCCCATCAACTAACCACGCTTCGTACACCCATAAAATATAGGGGAACAATGGATATTGATTATTCTGAAAATATTCATCCAACCCATCTACGAAAACTTTAGTTGGCTCAACACTTGGAAAGTCTTTAACCGCATCGAATAAATCAAAAATTCCTTGTGATGATGGATTGGGAGAGATGTAAAAATCGGTTTCATTTGGAGTTCCAGGGAACAATCTAAAAACAAATTTAAACCCATCGTTCCCGACATTGGTGCTTGTTGCTCTTACGATTAATTTTTGACCGAGACGAGTCAAGTCGTAGGGTTGTTCTTGAATGGTTATTGCCATTTTTCTAATTCTTTATTAATTAATTCAGTCAATTTATCAGTAAATTCCCGCGACTTACTATTAAGCACTGTTTGAATCGCATCGTCATAATAACGGGTAGCAGGAGTTCCGCGTTTTTTAATGCTTTTGGCAATGGCGAATGCTGCTCGCGCAAGTCCTTTATCCGTTGTTTTGATAAATGCTCCAGATGCTGATCGCAATCGAACGGGCTTCTTTTTCATCCAAGCAACAATAGCGGATGGAGGTGGCATTGTCCCCGCTTTTCTACCTTCATTTACTACGGCAAAATAACTTTTAGCCGCACCGCCTGCGGAAAATTTTATTGTTGGATTTCCTGCGGTTTGCGTTATTGAGTAACCGAGATTGTTGCGCAGCGTACCGGTTGTATCTATTCGGCGTTTTACTGTCCTGCCGTTCCAAGTTCTGAAGCTACGGATAGCACCAATGTTTCTTTGAGCTTGCTCAATGACTTCATCGGCTAATTGGGTTAGTATGTCGTTTAACTCTGTCATAAATACGGCTGAGTGTAATCAATTCCATTCTGAGCGAAAAAATCTAACCTCTCCTCTTCGGTAGAAAAGAAGTAGAAAAAATCTGAATCGCTATGTACCGCAAACTCACCACTAGGTGTTTCTTCGGGTTTACCATTTATGTTTCGTGTCTTTATCATTATGATACTCGTGTTAATCTCATCATTGAAGCACCATTACCCGCGCCAATGGTAGATGTTTGTCCCGCAGTACTTGAAGCAAATTGAATTTGAACCGCCCCCGCAGTCGCGTCAATACTTATTCTACCAAACAAGCGGACTTGTGCATTACCGTTAACCCTTGTCACACCAACGCTTGTTATTGTACTTGTTGTCACAGTGGACTGAAAACCCGTTAAGCCCGTAGAAATACCCTCAACATACAAAAATCCCGAAGCTCCGCTTGGTGTCGTAAAACCAAACCTAATTCCACCCGAACCCGTGCAAGTAGTTGCTAAAAATATTTCAAAGTACCAAGCACTATTAGCGGGCAAAGTAGGAGTAACTAATCCCGTAATGTCAACTAAAGTTGCGCTTGTTGTTGTTATGTTTGAACCAATTAGAGCAACAAGAGTGTTTATATCTAATTCAGCTTGAATGGTGTTTAATGCGTCTTTAACAGTTGATCCAACCACATTAGAATCATTGGAAACTGCCGTGCCGTTAAGCGTCTGAAATGTCTTATCGCCTCGGTAGTACTGAGAAGTAGTGCCTGCGGTGATTGTGTTCTCTTTCGCGTTGAGTGCCGTTTGCGTTGCCGTACTAATCGGCTTATTTGCATCACTCGTATTGTCCACGTTTCCTAAACCAACATCTGTCTTTGTTAGCGCGTGATTTTTCCAAGTGCCGAAAGTAGAATTATATCTTAAAAAATCATTATTCTGCGGGTTAGCAATATCTACATCGTGCAGCTCATTCAACTCATCAACTCCCTCGTCTATTTTAACAAATATTTTTCCATTGTTAGCGTGAGCATATATAACGTAGCCTATTTGTACTGGATGCACTGACGGCTCAATGTTTGTGAGTACACCAGCAGTTGTTTGCGACAACCACAACACATCACCATCTACCCACGTTTCTCCTTGCAAAGAACCGGTAGTGTTGATGTTTCGAACATAGCCAAATGAAGTGACGAATCCTTCTTGATTATTCTTGATATCTTCAGTAACGATTCCGAGAATGGCAGTATGATTAATTTTGGAATTTGCTTGCGCCAACTTAACCGCCAATCTTTGTCCTTGCGCCCCTCCCTCTGAAACATTGCGAACTCTTACAACTCGATATTGAGATTCACTTAAATCAGCACCAGTTTTATTGACCACACGAATGACTTCTTCTTGTCCTATTTGCAAAGTGACATTGTCACCCTTCAATCCTAAGTCAAGTGTGCCATCCGTATCATTCCAATTCAAGCGACCACCAATAATTCCATTGACTGGCGATGATTGAAAGTCGATGTAGTCAGTAAGTATTCCATTGACTCCCAAGTCAACATTTGTTGTCGCGCCAGTGTACGGAACGTAGTTAGCTAAATCAGTATCTTCCGCGTATTGTGGATGTGGATTAGCAGCGGCTAAGTGGTCATCCATTATATCTTGAGCAACACCAACGTTTTCTTTATCGGTCTCAAGAGAATCAAGTCGTGATTCAATGGAAATAATAGTAGCACACTCTGGCAAGTCCTCACAAGTCAAACCACCACCCGTGATAGTAACTACTGCTCTATTTCCAACGTGAGTTACTGTCACCCCACTTCCAACAAAATTAATGTCGTAAGCATCAACTACAAAATTTCCCTCATCGTAAATAGGCAATGAAAAAACGCGCAGTGATTCGGATGGATAACCCGTACCTCCAACCGCAAAATCTGCGGGAATTATACACGCGTTCCAATTATCCGGAGCAGTAATAGTAAGCTCCATTGTAACACCACTGATGAAATTGTGATTCTCGTCCGTAAATGGAGTGATGACCACCCCATCCGCGAAATCGATGTCCTCCCCAAATAACACATTTCCATTTCTAATTTCTTTGAGCAAGTCAAGTGCTATTAGGGTGAGGTCGCTATGGATCTCTTGGATGTTTTGCCTAACCTCGTCTTTTCGTCGAGGAAGGTCAGCAAACGAGACGATAAATGTGTAAGAGTTTTGACGCGGCACTGGGTTAGTGTTCGCATACTCAATATTCATAAAAGGATAGGTCATATCCTTAGTCAAGTCGGACTCATTGAGTGCGCCTACCTCAAATGCTCGGATGTAAAAGTGACCGTCTGCAAATGCTCTAAATCGGTCTATTAATTGATTTATCGTTGGGTTTATCATCTCGCTTTAATTTTCTGTGCTTGTATCATATCGCGCTCTTTCATATAGCACGCTTGTAAAAAAACTTCTCTTGCTTCTAACTTAAAATACTGACGCGCCTTCAATCCATCTCCTCCCGCTACCTCCATTGCCAAATGGTAGTAACCATATTTGGATAATCCCTTTGGCGTGCTGACCGCTTCGCTCACACTTCCTCCATCGTCGATTTCATCTGCTTCGCTAAAGATAATTCCAAATTGCTTAGTAACTCGTTGCAGATAGTCAAAAAAAAAGCGAGCGCACCATCTGCTTGCTGCATCGGAAATGAACGAAATAATTTTATGCGTTCCTCGTCTAAATGGATGTCTGCATCGTAAGCCTCAACAGTATACTTATTGTTAAGTGTCGCGGTGACCGGTCGGTATAAAATAGCAAGCACCTTTGGAAGCGTTTTAAAAATAGTTTCCTGCTTAGCGTTGTTCACGATGTCGGCGTGTTCTCCAAGTGAAATCGCGTCGAGTTTTGGAACGAATCTATGTGGTTTATTTCCCAGGTCAATGGCAATCTTAAATTTTGGATCCCCAGTCAAAGAATTTTCGAAAACAGTCAGAATCTTATTTGCCGTTTCAAGATCAATAGACATTGCTTCTTTTATATCTATCTGCAATGCCGCAGCTACTTTTTGCTCGGTTGTTTTAGCCAAATGATAATCGCACCAATGCCCAACAGTTAAATGCTCGTAGTACATCGGAACATAATAGGTAGCGGTGTCGCTTTTAACTTTTGCTTTTTTCTTAAACCACTTGAATGCCATACTTATAAATAGATTTAGATGTGAAAATTACAAAAAAGGAACGGCATTAACCATTCCTTTTAAAAATTGTCGCCCGAAGGCTCGCGGCATCACCGCGCAGAAGTCACTAACCCTATATATAAAACCACCTAAAACACGCTTAAATTTCTTGAGCTATCTGAATGATTATCGGAGAGCTTGCGTCACCACTGTGTTGAGTTGCCTGCATTCTGGGTTTGAAGTACTGAAGTATTTTCGAGTAGTGGGATAAAAATAACTCGACCTCTTCGGGATCATTGCTTTTCGCTAAGTAAGCCATTTTCGCATTAAAAGCCTCTGTGTGCCTTCCGAGGATGTCCTCCTTAAGATTATCCCACGCGAGGATTCTTTCGCTTTTAACGCCCTTCGGACGACCCGTAGGGTTATTTGTAGTTCCTTTCTTTGGCATCGTTTTGATAAGTTTTGATTCGATTAAACCATATCAATTTCAATTTGTTCGTTGGGGTAAGGTATTTTATACCCTAAAACATCAGCAGCAAAGATAATGACTTTATCCATTAAATCACAAAACTCTTTATTGCTCAAGTCGGCAGTTGAACCTCCCCCCTTCATTAATTCTCCGTTAGGTGCAGTGAACTCATCTCCAACGAAATTTGCTTTAATGAAGTTATGTACCCACTCGCTCGATTTATTATCTCCCTGCTCATTTATTGCTTTTCTTAGTTCTGGAATCATTACTCCCCAATAATAACTGTTGAGGTTGTTACTCCGGATCTCGGTTGTTTGATAGGTCACCTTAATTAATTTGGAGTCGTGCTTTTTAAAAAAATCGATGACCTCTGTTTTGTTATTTGAGCGAGGCATTCCGTTGACTATTCGGGCGGTGGTTTGTAGTTTAGCCATTGATTGATTTTTATTTGTTCCTAATTGATTGCACCCTTTTTGTTGGAGGTATTATAATGTTCATAATTTTCTCCATCATCACAAACATCACACATATATCCTTGATTCGTGCAAGTGTAAAATCCAAATTTACAATTGTTATTGATTGATTCTTCTATTGATTTAAATATTTCGTGGGCTAGTTGAGGTACTATAGCATTTCCGTATCCGTGCAATTGCTTTTTAACCAATTTAGAGGATAACCCATCATCCAAGCATAAAATTGGGGGTTCAATTTTCCAGGCACCGGACCCACTAATCTGAATAGTTGTTCCGAAAGTCCTCCAGGTGATCTGTGAGTTCTGCGAGCGTACATAGGAAAAGAAAGTCTGTCCCTTAAGCACTCTGATGCCGTTGGTGTAAGCAACGATATACAACCTCGCTCTTTGATGGGGCGCACCGACTTCTGAAGCATAACAAATTCGCCATTCTGCATTATACCCCAATCGGGCAAGTTCACTGAGTATTGTTCGAGCGTCCTTTCCTCCGTTAACTTTAAGAAAGTTAGCCACGTTTTCGGCAATAACAAATGTTGGTTTGATTTCATCGATTGCTCTAAGCATTTGAAAAGCGAGTCCTGTGCGTTTACCTTGCAACCCTTTTTGACCTTCGCCATCTTGTTTTGCAATGCTCGCGTCTTGACACGGGAATCCTCCTGTAAGTACGTCGATTTCTCCTCTGTAAACTTTAAAGTCTGTTGTTGTGATGTCGTCATAATCTATACTGTTTGAAAAGTTTCTTTTTAAATCTATTCTTTTACTTGGATCAATTTCGCAGTGAAATACATTCTGCCACCCCATCCATTCGGCGGCTAGGTCAAAGCCTCCTATACCGCTGAAAAGGCTTGCGTGTTTTAATTTCATTGATTTTTATTTGTTTATTGTTTTTTCAATTCGCTGAGATTCCTAAATTATTAGGATCAATTTCCATATTCAAAAATTCGCCCTCATATTCATTGTACTTGAGTAAGTACCTCACCTGCGATTCCCGTATAGTATAGCCGATAACGACATAAGCGTTTTTTTCGGCATCGGTCTTAAGATAAACTATCTGACCGATTTTAAATTTTACCTCAATTTCATAGCTATACATTACAAGACCTCCCCATTTAAAATTCGATAGTTAGTAACGTGATATTTGTCCTTTGATTTGCTTTGAATGATTGCAAACCCGTGGTTGTATTTTGCGTATTTCGAATAATCTGGACGAAGCTCACTCAAGCACCCAACACTCCAACACGTTGTTATTTTACCATTCATATCAGTTTCTGTGTGTTCGGAAGTTTGGTGACTGTGACCACACATCGCGGAAGTCTTAGCACGCATATAAAGTCCTCTTGCGACATTGACCGGACTGAAAGTACTTTTTCCAAATTCGTGTCCGTGTACTAAATTCAATCCCTTGTATCTAGCAGTTGCCATTGGATCAATTTCTATAATTCCAAATTTTTCGAAATCAAATAAGTTAGCAAAATTTATTGATTCAATTCCCTCAAGCGCACTAGCATTCCTGCGGATGTATGATAAGTATCTCATTTCGTGGTTTCCATACAAAAAATATATTTTTGATTTTGGGAATTTGTATCGCAAATAGCTAAAAAACTGTTTTGTTAACTGAACTTCCTCAGCCCACCTGCGCTTGTACTTGCTTTTTTCAAATGAGCTTATTTCGTAAGCGTCCACGCAGTCGCCGCCTAAAAAAATAGTATCACAATTTCTGCGGACACATTCATTGATAGCGCAGTGAAGTGCTTTTATGTCGTGATATGGTACGTGAACATCGTACAAGCACAAAATTCGGGATCCTTCAATTTCCAAAACACACTTTTCCGTAGCATCACTCTTAGGTAAATTACGGAAAACGGGAGTTAATGTGTCAAAATGTGGTTTTTTCTTACTTGTAACGTGGACGTGATAGGCTCTCCTCATTGTGCCAGAGGAGACTTTGAAGTCAGCAGCTAATTGATTTAAGTAGTTGTCTACCGATTGGTCTTTTGGTTTTGGGTTGTCCTTAAAGACTTGAATCCACTTGGATGTTTTTCTCATTTTATTTATTTTAAGTATTCGCGGTAAAAATAGACAAAATTGTTAATAATAAAAGAAAGAAAAGAAAAGTGAAAAGAAGATAGAAAATCAAAAACAAAAGAAAGAAAAAGTTCCCCTAAAAACTCTCTTCTGTTTTAAAAATGATTACACGATCCAAGCGTTGGTGTGTCGCAAGTGTGCCTATCTTCCTCGGTCTTGGCAGTAACCATTCCTTAAATGTTCATTTTGTCTATAAGCAAAAAAGAACCCCGCAGGTACAAGCTACGGGGTTGAGATTGCAAGAGTTTTAATCTTACTTGCCCACCCCTATAATTCTTGTACTAATTATAGGATTGGGCTATATTAGGCGACAAACATAATGACTTTTTTTTAATATGTCAATACTTATTTGATTTTTTTTTAACCGCACCACAAATCTCGAACTTGTTTCTTGAGATCCTCAACCACCTGGGCAACACACGGCGGACAATGGGATGGCTCAAACTTTACACCACTTAACTCGCTCTTGTATCCGTATATTTTTCTTATTTGCTCGGTAGTTACAAAGTTGACATCTATTGACTCAATAAAAGACTTCATTTCACAAGCCGTATCCAAGCTCACATCTACTGTCCCCCATTTGCCAAGTGGACAAGCACTCGCCTTAAATAATGTTTTGACTTTCATAAAACAACCACATAGCCTTTTTTCCTCTCCGTTGTAAATGACTTTTTGGTTGATTTGGGATCCGCAACGCACACCCATAGGCGAATGGTGCAGGAACTCACATTTCAGACAAGTATCAAAACGTTGTTTTTTAATGTTTTCCTCTACTGTGAACATAGGTAAGTAATTTTTCTCGCGAGTACTGAATATTACGAATGATGTACTGCTGACTCGTGCCTATCTCTTTTGAAAGATTAAACGCATAATCCTTTAGCGACATTCCACTGCTCAAGTAATCGTTGAATAAATCGCGCTCAAATTCGCTCAGACGGCTGATAATAATGTCTAACTGCTCTCTTGTTAAATAGAAATCGTCGGACTCGCTGATTTCGGGGGGGGTGTACTCAATCGCGGTGGCGTGCAGGTCGTGTAATTTATGATAACTACTTTTCTTATCGTAAAATTGAAGCACTATAGCTCTAGATAAATAAGGTCGAATCTCACCGGATAGACACAAACGCTCGTAATTCGGGGAATGACTGATAACATCAATACAATGATGGACGAGATCCAAGTGAATGTCTCGGTTGTATGTCTTGGTCACGCGAGCTGCCACTCGTAACCAGTAGTCGTAGTATGTTTCTAAGCTACACAAGTGATAGGTAAGTTTCAATTTCTTTAATAGCCTCATCTACTGAATGGCAACACACCGCGCGGTAATTTCGCTTATTCAACTCATCCATCCATTCTTTTTGAACTGCGCTTGGTTTGCTTGCCTTGTCTTTTTTAACTTCAATGGTCAAGCCGTGGTAATGTCCTCTTGGTTCGAAAATGATGAGGTCGGGAACACCCGCCACATAACCGGTTAATTTCATTCGTGCAGCTTGCATATAACTCAACTTAACGCCTCCATTGGTAGCGCAGTAAAGTGTTTTGGGCGCATAATGTCTTATAAAACGTATAATAGCACGTTGAACATCTGCCTCGCTGCCCTTTTTTATTATTTTATTTTTAGTGATTGTCAATGAGTTAACCAATAAATGAAAAAATATTTCAAAAAATGTTTGGAAATTAGTTTTATCTTTCCGTACATTTGTCATCAACAAAGAAACAAAATAAATCAATGACAAACACAATGAAAAATTCAATCTCACTTTCTAACTTCAGATTTACTCAAATTGCTTATGGTCGCTACAATGTGACTTACACAAGTCCGGTTACTCGCAAAGAGTTCACTTGTACTACAACCCATATGCCTATAATTGATGCCACAAAGAATAGCGATAGTCCAAAGAAATGTGACTTGAAAGTTTTAAAATCAATGTGCAAGAGAGGCTATTAATAACAAATAATCAAATAAAACAGAACAGTTATGCAAAACAAAGAAACCGTGTTATCAAACCTACTTGCCATAGCGCAAGGTGTTAATGAGCATTTTAATGGCTTGGAAGTAAAATTAAAGAGTGGTTCTTTTTACATTGACAGTACCAATCAGAAAGAACATAATTTTATTGTCTGCTTGTTTCGTCCATTGCTGAGAGGTTACTACACACATATAGTAATAACCATCGACACAAAAACAAAAACGGCTAAATTGACAATTGAAGAGCATTACGACTTAGTGACGGGCGAATGCACTACACCCGACCTTCTAGAGGCGACGGAGCTTGCACTTGCTGAATTTCAAGCAATCGACTTCCGCGAGGTTTTCCGCGCCCAACTGGAGGAGGCTCGTGAACGTGCAGGTCAAGCAGAGAATACCTATCGTATTTTATCAGATGTGGTAAATGGATAAGCGTTATTACATTTGTGTTCAGTCAAGTGTGTACCCTCCGAACTACACTCCCGACTTTAACGCGAACACTCAGCACATTTTCGGTAGCATCAGAAAACAGTACAACAATCAAATAAATAAAACCAATGACGACAATTATTGATTTACTAAGAACCACTGCCGCAGAGGTAGTTAATGGGGAATCGGATCCATTGCACGCTTACATACTACTTAAACACTTGGACAACGAACTGCAATCAGCACTTAAAATAGTCCAACCGCTTGCAATCGACAAGGCTACTATGTACAATCAAAAATCTTTTGAATTTCAAGGGGCAAGAATTGAGGTTAAGAACGCGGCAAGCCGTTGGGATTATTCAAATGTAACCGCAGTTAGGAATGTGCAGGATAGGCTTAAAACACTTCAGCAACTCGCCCAAAACGCGGCAGCTATGGGCGGCGAGATTTATGATGCTGACGGCATCGTGATAGAACCCGCAAAGAAAATAGAGGGAGCAACAACAATAGCAGTTATACTTAATAAATAAATAAACATATGTCAAATTACGCACCAATTTACGCAGAAAACAACGGAGGTGGCGCACCTCGCGAACAAGTACCCGCAGGAATGCATCTGGCACGATGCTACGAAATGATTCAAATTGGAACAGAGACATCCATTTGGGAGGGACAAACTAAATCGGCAATGAAAGTGAGAATTGGTTTTGAACTACCGGAAGAACTCAGAACATTTAAAGAGGAAAATGGAGAGCAACCGATGGTTATTAGCCGTGAGTTTACCTTGTCAATGCACGAAAAATCTACACTACGCGCCTTCCTTGAGTCTTGGAGAGGTCAAAAGTTTACTGAGGAGGAGGCAAAGAAGTTTGATATTACCAAGCTAATGGGCGTGCCTTGCCAGTTGAATGTGACACATGTTGAGAAGGGGGAGAAAACCTACGCAAACATTCAAGGCGCAACACCACTCCATAAATCAATGGTGGCGGCTATGCCCGCGCCAATGAATAAAGTACGCGTGTTATCCTATAGCGATTTTGATTGGTCGGTTTTTGAAACACTACCCGATTTCTTAAAAACAAAAATGGCGAATACTCCAGAGTACGGATCTCTGAAGTCTGCTAAAGAAGCGCAGGAACGTGCCAATGCTTTGAAAACGCACGGAAGCACTGTGCAAGTGGATGAATTAGAAAACGATTTGCCATTTTAAAAAATGAGAACGGAATTGATTGAAGAGATTTGGAGCGCGATAGAAAGACTTCGCGCTCCAATAACCTGCGACGCTCCCATTGAAACAAAAAGTTTCGGCACTTGGAGCATAATGGGGGACATTGAACTCGGTTACCCAAACACCGGTTACATAGAACGATGCGTTCAGTACGTTGATGATTATAATGATGATCCAACAGACGAGTTAAACGAAGAGGAAAGACACGAATTAAATTATAGACTACGATGAAAAATAAATCTTGGAAAAATTTTGTTGAGAAGCACTTTAGTAATACCGAGGGTTTCGCAAGCACCCTTGATGTGACCACACCGACCGCTTACAAGTACATAAAACATCCCGTTGAGATGAAAGTTAAACACATCCACATTATAGCGGTAACGCTTGGTATCCATCCTAGCGAAGTGGTAAAGGAGGTGTATAATGACTAACTCCATTTTACAAGCAAGCGAGCTTGTGCCGCCATCTAAAAGACGCGAGTTTTTAAACATCATTTCTAAATCAAATAAATTGACGCAAGAGCAAAAAGAAATAATTGAAAGGGATGCTAATGATGTCATCGATGCTGCCGCTAAGTGTTGCGGGATTACACCGGTTGAAGCCTTAAGCCGTAGCCGAAAAGAGGAGAGGGTTTCTGCACGCTGCCTCGTCGCTTGGTATCTACTGAGAAAAAAGGGGTGGTCTCTTACTGGCATTAGTCGTCGCTTGAATTGTCACCACGCTACAATTATTAACCTGGTTAATCGGTGCGAAAATTTAAAAGAGGTAGACAAGCGTTTTAAACTTATCTTTGAAAACTTTTTAAAACAAATAGAAAATGAAACAACCCAAGAACCTGCATTTGATGTACCTGCACGCTCAATCGATTCCATCTCAGCTACACTCGACGTATTACGGCATCGTGCAGTTAATAGTTGATAGTGGCGGTAAATGCCACCAAAGTGAAGTGGATAAGTTTGAAATGAATGGATCATTGCGCTCCAAGTTCACTATAATAAACAACGAGTGGAGTTGTGACTGGTTATTGTTTGAGGAGTTAATTAAAAAGGAAAGTGAGAAACGCGCCTCATTTACCACACCGGACATCAATGCTCTTTGTGATTTCTTTATCGAGAATCAATCGACCAAAACAGAAGCACAAAATTTTTACGATTTTTACCAATCGAAAGGGTGGCGAGTTGGTGCGGTTAAAATGGCTGATTGGAAAGCCGCTGCTCGTCGTTGGATTAAAGCGAATACAAGTAAAACAATGAATAATGGAACAGATAAAATCGGAAGTCGCAACACTCGCGAAGGACTCAACGCTATGCGTGACGCACTTAATGGCGGAGTTAAATAAGACGCAAGCCGCTCGTAATGGTGTTCAATTTTTCAATGCTAACGGAGATGTTTTCGCTAACTTATTTTCAAGGTGCTGCGTGCTTATTGGATGCGTAGCACCTACTCCAGAAGCCGCCATCGTTCTCGCTAATTTCCTGCGCGATCACAAGCCTCTTGTTTATGACACCGAGTTATTATTAGCAGTTGAACTGAACGTTGCAGGCAAGTACCCAAGCAGGACAGAGCATTATAATAGTTTTGATGCTTCTTACTGCGGGCAAGTTTTGGAAAAATTTATCGAGTACAAAAGAGAGCTGCATTTAAAGGAAGCACGCCAACCAAAATTAAACGAGGAAACAAAATTGCTTTCCGAGCCTACCTCTGACGATAGCTTTGAAAAAATTATTCAATCAGACATCGATAATTTTAGAGAGGGTAAAAGTATGCTCGCTGCTCAGACACTTGCGCCATTTGTTGTAGATTATTTAGCTTCCAAAGGACGATTGGAACACTTGACAGACGATACACTTATTAAGTGGCAAATTGAAGCCAAAGAAAACATTTTTAGAAATTACCCAGACAAGTGGACTCGCGGAAAAGTTCAACGATTAAAAAACGAAAATCATCCATTGTATAACGAGTTTCAAAAATCCGTATTGATGGAACGAAAAAGAATTATTTATTTCAACTACCTAAAAGAAAATTTAAAATGAACGGATCACACTACAACACGACGATGGAACACGCTCCAATACTTAATGTTTTGGAATCACGCGCGAGACATCAAGAGAAAATCATTATTGATTTATTCAAGCGTTTTCAATCTCTAACTCCATCGCAAGTTTATCAATTAGTTAAACAACAGTACCCATTGACAAGTGTTCGTCGCGCGATTACTAACTTAACTGGCGCAGGGGAGTTGATTAAAACGGATCAAAAGAAAATCGGCATCTACGGGCGTAGTGAATACGTTTGGAAAAAAACAGGATTATGATAGAAACAACTTCGGTTAAATACCATCCAAAGCAAATTGAAGCACTGAAATATCTTAGCGCGAAAAGTGATGTGTCTAAGATTCTTTATGGCGGTGGCGTTTTCTCCGGTAAATCTTTTTTTGGATGCGATTGGCAGATTAAAAGACGGCTTAAGTACCCCAACACAAAAGGACTCATCGGTCGAGCTGAGTTAAAGAAGTTGAGGTTGTCTACTATGCAAACATTTTTTGAACTCCTAACTGTTTACAACATCAAGCCAGGTATACACTACACATACAATGGACAAGACCACGTCATTAAATGGTACAATGGAAGCCAAACGATATTAATGGATTTGGCTGATATGCCAAGTGATCCCGACTTCCAGAGATTTGGATCCATAGAAATAACAGACTATTTTATTGATGAGGCTGCAGAGGTTTCCAAACGTTGTGTAGATATTTTACACTCGCGCGTGAGGTATCGATTAATAAACGATAAGCCTAAAGGATTAATGACCTGCAATCCATCGAAAGGATGGCTTTACAATGAGTTTTATTTACCAAATAAGAATGGAGAATTGAGTGCAGAGAAAGCATTTGTAAAAGCCTTGCCAACTGACAACCCGTATATGTCGGAGAGTTACTACAAGAACCTGCTATTGCTTCCACCGCACGACCAAGAACGCTTGTTAAAAGGAAATTGGGAGTTTGATGACGATGCGTCCAAGATGTTTTTTACTAACGACCTCAATGCTATGTTTCGTCAAGAACCTGCGACTGGAAAGAAATACATTACTGCAGACATTGCTCGACTTGGTGAGGACAAAACAGTTGTAATTTTATGGGATGAGTTGACTGTTGTTCAAATTACCACTCTTGAAAAAAAACGAATTGATGAGATTTGTGAATTTATTCGTGGTATGCGCGACATTCACCAAGTGCCTTTAAAGAACATTATTTGTGATGAGGATGGTATAGGCAGTGGAGCGGTTGACACGCTGCGCTGCACGGGATTTAAGAACGGATCTGCGGCAACCAAACCGAAAGATTACGCGAATTTAAAATCCGAGTGTTATTTTCTTTTGGCAAATTATGTAAGCAGTGGCAAAATAGCCGTAAATTTAAGCGGCGATGTGACTGAGATTAAAAATAGAATAATTCAAGAGTTTGAAACTATCCGCAGGGCTAATATGGACAAGGACACCCGCCTTAGCGTTGTGGGTAAAAAAGAAATTAAGGCTAAGTATAGTTTCTCTCCAGACCACGCCGACGCGATGATGATGCGTATGTACTACGAGCTTCATCCGAATAAAGGAAACTATATGCTCAGATAAACCAAGTAAACAAATAAAAATGAACACAAAAAAAACCAAAGAGTGATGAAAAAACAATTTGAAATCTTAGAAGAATTATACTTGCTGACTAAAGAAGTCAATGAAAGAATATCTGTTCTTAAACAAGCGGAATGGGAAGAATTTTTAAAAATTAAAAACTCTCTTATAAATGCCTATGATAACGAATCGGACACATTATATTTAGTTAAGTTTAGTTACTCTGCATTGTATTTTTATAAAGCGAGTAAAGATAAATTGACAGAGGTGTTTTTGTCTTGGTTTAATAACGATAAGCCGCAACCAGTAATTAAAAATTATGACGAAGCAAAACAACTATTGGAAACATATAAAAACCCAACTAATTGTGAAATAAGATCGTATATTGAGTTTGGGTATTTCCACGATATTCAAAGAAGGTATGACAGAATAGATTGGATTACAGATAGTATTCAAAAAAAGGAATTTTTATATGAAATAGAAAAAAACGATTTTGTTAAATCCCTTCAAGTTGCTTGTGAGTTTCATAGTAAATAACATATAAAACAAAACAATAAATAACATAGAGTATGAAAAACAATCAAGATTGGAGAAGATGCAAAAATTGCGGAAAATATCTTTCTTATAAGCAGTTAGAGGATAAAACAGAAATAGAATATGTTTTTATTCCAGATACTGAATTTGCTATTGAAGATAGTTATTATAAACATAAAAATTGTAGTTAACATATGAGTAAACAAACTGCGGTTGAATGGTTAATTATTAAAGATAGTCAAGCAACTATCGATTTTATTGAAGGGAAAATTACTTCATTAGAACTGGCAGTAAAGAAAGCAACTTTCATAGAACAAGCCAAAGAAATGGAAAAGGAGCAGATTGAGCTTGCATTTAAGGAAGGGCAGGATTATCAATATAAATACCAAATAAATAATGCTCCCAAATTTGATTGGTCAATTTACTACGACAAAACACACGGAGGTGACAAATGAGAAATAACGACATTCTAGAGTTTGGTTTAATGGAAATCGAACTGAAGAACACAAAAAGAATTTTAGCCAGTTTGGAGAAGGCTCTAGAAGATAGAGATAAACAAATGGAAAAAATGTATAGCGAGGAAGAAGTTTACAACATCTTAGTGGAACACACTATTGAATTATTCAAAAAAGAACCTTGCACCTTAGATGAATGGTTTGAAAAACATAAAAAGAAGTAATTGATTAAAATAACACACAAATGAAAAACACACAAGCAACGCTTCAAGCGTTAAGGCTACCCGATAGCCTAGCACCATTCGACGGGTTGATAATCGAAAAGATTACCAATACACCAACGATTATCGAGACTATTAACTACGATAAAAGAATCAATGGCAAGCCAACCATTACAACCGAAGTCGTATTTAAACAAACAAAGGATCTTACTAAATCCTATTTTCTCAACTGGATTCAACAAAGAATCAACCATCCCAAAGTGGTTATCGGTAGTGAACTTGAAAACGACTATTTTTTTGGATACGAGCGTTACGTAGGTATTATTCCAATCGGCTATTTAGCAGGGAAAACAGTGACATTCGCGGGATCAAAAATTCAAATTAGCGGAGATGGTGTTTACAAGCAAATGACAATAACATCTAACATCGGCAGAAACGTTAACGCGCAAGGTCAACCTCTTGCTTTTGAAGATTGGCAGATGACTGTAAGACGTGAACGCGTTATTGTTTTAGGCGGAAAGTCTCTGAAGCCAACTATTTCTAATCCCACTTTTAAAGTTACTGAGGTAGCGGCGATGTTAGGCGTCACGCGAAATCAACTTGATGAGTTGTGTTCTGAGATTTATAAAATCGACACCAATGTTGACACTACAAAGAACATTGTCTCTACCGCTTGTTATGCGACATTTAAACGTGTTGGAACAGAACTCACGGCTACTATGCACGTTTTGTACAATGGTCTTGAAAGTAAACCCTCTAGATTAATCACGAGCTATGGAAAGCAATATCCCGGACACGTCACTCGTTGGAGACTATACAACGGCTCAAATGATAATGTCTCGTATGGCGCAAGTGAGGTAGTGAGTGAACAAATTACTTATACCATTACCGACGAAAAAACAATTGATGGAGCGACACTATGGGCGACATTTGAAGAGTTACCCGCGCAGGGAAAAGGATGGGGAAGCGAAGCTATTTACTTGCTTATAGATGGGCAGGATCCCGTTAGAACTTATTGAATTAAGGGTGAGTGAGGAGAGAGAAAAAAGCCGTCCTAATTGGGCGGTTTTTTTGTTATGGTATATGTGTATTTATTTACAAACCATCTACCCACATAATAAAGACAGATAAAGAAAAGGACGAGCCAAATGAACCACCACGGAAATGTGGTACGTTTTTTTTCTGAGTGTTTTTTTATTTCTTTTTTCTTTACCTCAACTTTCGACTTTTCCTTTCGATGCGTGGTAGTTGTTTCCTTAATTACTATTGGCACATCCTTTTTTTTAGTAATTGCAACCACGTTTATTTTATTGTTTTTTTTGTCCACTTTAATCGTAACCAAATGATTTTCGTTGTCGATTATTTTTGTCGTTGTTGTATCAAGTGGAATAGGCGCGATGACATTTGACGTGTCTGGTTGAACAGTCACAATTGTGTCCACTGCACGAGCTACAATAGATGTCTCTTCTATCGTTGTGGTAGCGGTTGAATCGATTAATGACTTATCGATAGACGATGTCTTTTTGAGTTTACCGCAGGATGTGAGCGCGATAATAGCAATCAATAAAATTAAAAATCTATTCATCACAATTGTGTTTTAACATCAAAACAAGGACAAGCCTTCACCCATTCGTGTTTCTCAACCACACCATCACCATCCTTGTCCGGAGACAAGTCGCGATGTCCTAAAACAATTGCTTTAGGAAACTGCATTTTTAAGTCATTGACACGCATTCGCAGTTTATGTTTTTGGCTATCCGTTCTGTTATCTACGGGTTTTCCAAATTTATCTACCCCGCCGATGTAGCAAACGTGGATAGAATTTTCATTGTAACCTCTCACGCCATTTGTGGGGTAGATAATTGACTGTAACTGCGTTTCTACCCCTCGGCTATCGATTATGTAGTGATAACCTACACTCTTCCAACCGATTTTTTTCCAATAGTTTTTTATTGACTCGACCGAAGCGTCTTGAGTTCCACCAGAGCAGTGAATCACTATGTATTTAATTTCCCTCATTCGTCTTTTTTTATTTTACCTACTTCTCTCTTTAACACTTGAGCCACTCCAATTGATTTTTTAAAATAAAACCAAGTGCCTTTGTTCTTATTGATTGCACGAATGTTTTCATCAATGGAATAACCCTCGTTAATTATAACCATAAGTGCCGCGACTTTAGTGACGAACAACGGGACTTGAATGAACATAGCCACTATGCCGCCAAGAATCAACGTGTCTACCGCATAAGCGACGATGATAACTCCTTGATAAACGAGCATTTTGGAAACTACTGACGCGAGCTTATTGCTTGTTATTTTAACCTTTCTTTTTTTGCTTGACCAAACTCCTAAAACAGTATCGATTATAATTAAAAATCCTACCAAAACCAATAAGTGTTTGATTGGAGTGAGCAAGCTAAGAGCAGCGAAAAAAAGATATTTAAGATTCGCAGAAAGAATTATAGATTTCATCTCTTGTTCTGCTTTTTGCTTAAATACTGTTTTAACTTTTCGTGCAGGATTTTTTTATCCGCTTTTGTAACTGTCTTTTTAGCCATAGTAACCTCCCGTGTATGCAAATAACCAATTGTTTAATTCACTAAGTGATGTCGCGTTGAGCAATGGATTGCTTGAAGCAGTGTTGCCGCTACTAAATCGCATTGTGTTCTGTGAGTAGGCAGATTTTCTCGGACACAAATTCGGAAAATCGTTGTTGGTGTACTCTGGGATTTCCGATGAGTTCTGACAAAGGAAACGAATCATCCTCTCCGTGTACATCTGCGCGTTATTGGTAGCCGCATCCACAAGCATTTTAAACTGTGCTTCTGTGATGGGTTGAAAATCCTCACCGGAGCGAATGCTTAGTGTACTGTTATCGTGTTTGACGAGTAAATAGGGATACAATTCAACCATTGTCCATTGCGTAAGCATTGGTTTGATATACTCGTGTAAAATCGTTGAATAAATGCCGCTTAAATCGTCATTATCGATGTCCTCTTTAATCTTATTGAGCAAATTCGTTCCAAGATAAACCTCAGCGTGCTTGTCTTGTGCAATCTTTAAGGACGGCACAATCATATTCTCCTCCACCTGGGAAGTCAAGTTGGTGTTTTCTTGAATGTACTTGTAGTTAATTAGATAAATCTGAGCCATTATTTAAGCGTATTTGAGTGATCCGCGTGTTGGTGTATTTATTGGGGCAACACCTTCAACCCCCTTTTGAGGAACGAATGGAACGTTAGCTACACGAACATCGTTTTTTAATCCATCGTTAGGCAAAAACTTACCGCCTTCGCGCTTACGGAAGTAGATTCTGCGCTCCCATTTATGGTGACAATAAACACCTCCTTTCCATTCAAAAATTGAATAGTTGCTTGAGCCTTGTGGGGCGAATTGACCATTTACGCCATCGTCACCCATTTCAATAATGTCCTCGTATCTAAATACGTTTCCTGCTTGCGCTAATGCGACCATTTGCTTGCAAAACTGTCTACTATCTTGCGAAATGTTTTGAGAATAAGAATAGCGCAATTTGTATAAGCCGCTATCACCCCAACGACTTCTTTCATCTCCGTTAGCGTAAGAGCCTACACTTGCTAATTCAAATGTTTTCTTGAATAAATTATCTATGTAATTCTGTTCCTCTTCAATGGTGTCAAATGCAGGGACGATAATGTCCTCGTCGTACTCTTCCCACTCATCGAGGTCAATTTGTTCGGCAACCTTTTTTAAATAATCGATTGCTCTCTCGTCATCAAAATCTGATTGATGTGTGCTGCAACATACACTGTGCAACTCCTCTTCTCTATATCTCTCAACTATTCGTGATGCCCAATCTCTTCCTGCATCACCACCCCATAATTGCCAAGCTATGCGTCCTGCAGTCGGGAAACCATCCTCTCCATCATTCCATCCATTAGCTTCTTTGTCGACTTCGTGGCGAGAGAAGTAACTATTCATCCTCTTGACAGTGTCGTAAGATAAATTTCTTTTGTTGCTTATGTCTCTTGCACGAGCAACGCCAACTTCAGTGCCACCACGACCAAATTCATCTCGCCATTTCAAACCAAGTTCTGCTTCAGCAGCCATCTCGTTTGTTGGCTCAAAACTATCCGGTATTTCTAAATTAACTTTTTTTTTTTGAAGAGACACTTGTTTCAATGGATCAACAAAAGTGATTTTTGTATCAATCCCTGCCACTTGCATTATGTACTCAATCGTTTCCGCTATCATTCGACGATACGGCTCGATTCGTTTCTCCATAAAAATTTTAAGACCTTCCGTCATTTCATCTGCATTGGATGAAAACCCGTTGGGATTTTTAACACCAAATAAAAGAGGAGTAGTCACCCCGTGGCTCACCATCGTTGCTTCTACCGACTGAGTTGACAAGTATTCGTATTGTTTGTCTGCATCTGACAAAGGGAACGTTTCGAATGTAGCCGCAACATCTTTGTTGTCATTAAAAAGAAAGATAGCCTTACCCGCATTTCTAGCTCCACTCATTTTGTTTTCAAAATCCCTTGTCATCAAATCCGCGCCATTGCCATCTGGTTGCCCGTTGTTAAACTGCACGATGATGGATGGGAAGAATCCATTCATAATGTTGTTGACGTGGTAAAGACCAATTTGTCTTGAAAGCTCGATATAGTTCAAACCACCGATGTAATCGGGTTTAGGATAGTACATAGAACCTACCGCTTGACGGAAATTATACACCGCGTAACGCACGGGCGCATCCTCTTCATTCTCACTTGGCAGTTTTGTAAATAATGGGATAAATACTGGTTTGTTTTGCTTCTTATTAGTGTTTTTCCAATCGCGGGAATACCACACGCCATTTATCTTATCAGTCTCCTCCGAATAACTAACGCGACAATTTTCAAATGGCAAGTGATTAACGCGAGCCACACCTTTTTTATCGGCAGTTAAAATTATCTCTAAGTAAAATCCCCCTTGAATCTTCAAGTCACTACACACGTTGTCTATGTGTTTACTTGTTCCCCACATAGATAATTGGATGGATCCTGCTCCGGTAGCATACAAACCATCTCCAACAATCATTGAAGCTATTGCATTACATAACGCGTTATGATAAGGCGCACTATAATACAAGTCTATGAGATAATTGGGATAGGCATTGTCTGCGCCATAAGTCACCCAACCCTTTTTGTCCTCTGTTTCTCGCGTGGATACGGCTTCATACATAGCCATATTAACCACCATCGTTTTATTCTGCGAACTTGATGGTTGGTGTTCCGCTATCTGAGTAAGTTGGTTGTTCTCCATCTTTTAATAAAATTAAACGACCTTGTTCGCACTTGCCGACTACGGTCACGTTTTGGGGATCTGTATTTGACGAACTATTTTGTCCGTAAACGACATAAAAATATTGACCGCTATTTTCTAATCCAACAGTAGTCACAGTCAATTCGGTGTCTCGTTCGTTCTCGGTCACGATAGTAGCCACTTGAGCCAAACGATTGTTAGAATCGTCAGTGTTGTCCTCGTATTGAAAAACAACGAGGTAGTGAGTGAATGAATCTGCAAAAAAACTACGAGCCTCACTCAGCGTCAAGTGAATCGTCTGGTTTGCTTCGTTGTGGTTTAGATAGATCATTCTCTTTTTGCTTTTTTTCATCAATCAAATTAGGAAACAATTTTACAAGTTTCGCTAATTGTTCCTGCGAGCATTCGTTCAAACGAATATCGCGACCATTAATAGTCACGATTTTATCTTTTGGTATAAATTTCATAGGTCAAATATAATGAAATAAAGGGGCTTATTCAACCCCCTTATTTGATTCCTATTATTAAACCGCAGAACCGATTGTGATGTCGGCAAAGTTGTCGAAAGGATCTGTCGTGTAATTCTCAAGACGAGCTGCACGAGCAGGCTCCTCAGCAACAAGAGCCAATGTGTAACCATTGTAATCAGTTGCGTTAGTACCCGTTGCTCCAGTACCCGTTGTCAAACGCGCTCCTCTCAAGCGACCAACAAACCAAATGTTGTTGTTTGCGTCTTGAACGAAAACTGCCAAGTCATTTTTAGCCAACTTATGCAATTCGGTTTGTTTGCGCTGAGTCAAGATTTGCACTTGGAAATTCACTGTTTGATTATAAGCGAGAGATCCCGTAGCTTCGTTGCTCAATGTCTCTTCAAGACTATTCGCTTGACCTTTTTTCAATTCGTATGGGTAGATAGTTGCCTCTGGAAGAGTCTCAACTTGTCCACTTGTACCATCAAGAGCGACACCTGTTGCGAAATCCGAATAAAGACCTATCCATAGTTTTTTCAATCCACCAATTGCATCCGAGCAATCGACGTTGAAACCAGTAGTTAATTCTACACAAGCCATTTTATTTTTTTGTTTTATCCAAAAAAGGCGGCAGTCGCCCGCCGCCCTTTTCAGTGATTATTATTCGATGATTACGCGTTATCCAAGTGATACAATGCGATTTCGTTTCCGAAGCCATATTGTACTGCACCATAGAAGTCAGCAGAGAAACGAACTGTCTTGTCTCCGTTTACCGGTTCCATATCAATAACCGAGATGCTTGAGAAATCTTCAGTTGTGTTTGTTCCCATCCACAAGTTTGATTTCTGAGCCATTACCATTGTTGAGTCGCTCATACCTGGGCATTCAACGATTTCGTACTGACCTAACCAAGTCATTGAGATAGCAGCACCCGATTGGTAAAGATTGTTATTACCTAACGCAGCTTGAGCATTTCTGTAAGCCTCTGCAACGTTAGAAGCAACGTAAATCAATGGCTTTTCAGCAGAACGTCTAACGCGTAGAGGACAAGCAGCTACAAGCTCTTGGATTTTCTCTACAACGTTTGTTGCGTCGATAGCTTCGGGATCAGCAACATCGATAACTGTTGCATCTGCAAGCATCAATGTTTCAAATCCTGCGTAAGCACCGGTACCCGCCACACCCTGCCAAATCATTGTCTCGTTGATTTGACCGATAAGTCCAATCATAGTTACAGTAAGAGCATCAGCAGTTTCAGTGATGTCTCCATTTTGAGCCGCTAGAGCTTCCCAATCAGCTAAGAAATCTTTTTTACAAAGTTCTCTTTGAAGTGCCATTGGTACAAGTGTGATAACACGCTCGTTCAATGTTACTGTTCCTGTTGGAGTGAATGTACAAGTCTGACCGCTAAATGAAGTTGCGTTGTCAGTGATACGTCTTACAACTTGCTTGTAAGCAATGTTTGGTTTAACGGTTACGTTTTGTGCAGAATCGTTCGCAAGGAACGCAGCTTGGATGTAACCCGCTAACTTTTCACCTGCGTAGGTGGTAGTTAATGAAGTTGTTGTTGCCATTTCTTAAATTAGTTTTTGTTAAGTGAAGCAAGGACACGCTCTGTCTGCGACATCTGTGACCAAGACTTTTTACTTAGGTTTGTTTTTTCTTTTTCTACTTCGCGCTTAGTTTCTTTAACCGAATTAGTCGCAGGAACTTTAGCGAGTTTTGCATTTTCAGATTTCACTTTCGCGAGATCTGTTTTAAGCGTTTCGTTCTCAGACTTCACAGTCGATAGTTCAGCAGTCGCTGAGTTCAATTGACCTTCAAGTTCCGACACGCGACCTGCAAGTGCTTCAACTGCTTGGCGAACATCGTCGCTCATTTCAGTCTCTTCAACTTCTTTCGCTTTAATCGAAACGATTTTTCCATCCAAGACCTCGATAGTTGTCTCG